ATGCACTCTTGTCATTTCTTACACAGATATAGTAGTCACCGTTCGGAGTGGTTCTATCCCCCTGCTTTTTCTTTGTTCCGTTAGCCGAGAACTCTCCCAGGCTGCATGGCCACTTACCCACTACCTTATTGTCAGCTATCAGTGTAAGTTCTTTACTCATCTTACTTACATAAATTCTGGTAGACGGTTCAACACTCTGTTGTAATGATACCGGCGTGTAACTGCTTGTAGTCACCTTTCTTACTGTTGCGGCATATACATTAAAACTCATCAGGCCGATAAGCATTGATAAAACCGGTGCCGCCACAAAACTTTTTCTTATCTTCATAAATTTCCTTTCCTATAATAATTATTTTATAAACATCGCATCCCCGAAGCTGAAAAATCTATATTTTTCTTTCACAGCTTCTTCATATGCGTGTAATACTTTTTCTCTGCCTGCCAATGCACTCACAAGCATAACCAGAGTGGATTCCGGTAAATGGAAGTTTGTAATAAGTGCATCCGATACCTTAAACTTATATCCCGGATATATAAATATATCGGTCCAACCTGATTTCTCCTTTAGATATCCCTTATCATCCGATGCACTCTCTACAGTTCTGGTGCTTGTAGTTCCCACGCAGATTACTCTTTTGCCGTTTGCTCTTGTGCTGTTTATAATATCCGCAGCCTCTTTTGAAACCTGAAAGAACTCCGAATGCATATGATGTTGTCTGACATCACTCACCTTCACAGGCCTAAATGTACCAAGTCCCACATGTAGTGTGACCTTTGCAAGTTTGACCCCTTTATCCTCTATGTCTTTAAGCAGTTCCTTTGTGAAATGCAATCCGGCTGTAGGAGCCGCTGCAGAGCCTTCATTTTTTGCATACACTGTTTGATACCTGTTCCTGTCCTTAAGTGTATGTGTGATATATGGAGGAAGCGGCATTGTACCAAGTTTATCAAGTATCTCTTCAAAAATACCGTCAAACTCAAACTCTATAATTCTGTTTCCCTCTTTCACAATATCACTTACAGTTCCTGTCAATAAGCCCTCACCGAACTCAATTACCGCTCCTACTCTGCACTTCTTACCCGGCTTTACAAGACATTCCCAGACAGTCTTTGATTTTCTTTTTAGAAGCAGTATCTCTACAACCGCACCTGTATCTTTCTTTACACCCATAAGCCTTGCAGGTATTACCTTAGTCTCATTAAGAACAAGGCAATCCCTCTCATCCAGATAATCGATAATATCATAGAAATGTTTATGGGTAATCTCGCCGGTATCCTTATCAAGTACCAGAAGTCTTGATGATGACCTGTCCTCAAGCGGATCCTGTGCTATAAGTTCCTGCGGCAAATCATACCGAAAATCCTTTACATCCATCTTAGTTGCCACTCTTTGTCTCCGCTATAGATATATCGGCCTCATCTTTAGAGGTTTCACTGATGCTTTCTACCGTGCTTTCTTCATCACTTGTTTCGGCAGCGGGATCAGTTATTGCATTAATCGTTTCCTTTTCAGTATCACTGTCTTTTGTGGATGCATTTTGAACCCAAATAGAATAAAGTGTACCAAGCTGAATATCACTTGTTACAGCTGTTGCAAGATCCTTTCTCATCTGTGCATCAAGTGCAATTATGTCCTCAGATCTTGAGACCTCATCCACATACTTTTTCTCATCCTCAGTCATCTTATCATTTTCCACCATATAGAAGGCATCTTTCGGACTCTCCATCACATATGCCCATGTAAGCATAGGTGCCTTTGTATCAATATCACGGAATTTTACATTTGAACTGATAAATACTACATATGAATTCGCCTCATATCCCCTTGTCACATAAGTGACGGTATCATCAAATTCCTCATATACCTTGGCTTCCTCACTAAGCTTAGTCTGTAGGTCGGAAAGCCCGTCCTCATCGCTTCTTCCAAATACATTGTACATCCTTCTTGCATCTGCGTTGACCTTGGCGTACTGGTAGTTCTTCACAAGTTCCACAATACCTTTAACAGGATCTTTTTGCATACCATAGGTCTTATAATCCGACAGCTTCTTTTCTTCTTCCGACATTGTAGACTCCGCTACAGTAGTTGTCCCCTCGGTGCCGACTGTTGCAGCATTCTTTTGGCTACAGCCGGTAGCTACCGCCGTCATCACCGCTATCATACCTAACCCCATTATTATTTTTCTATTCTTCATAACTTCCTCTTTATATTATATTAGTTACAGTTTAATTGCTGTTATCCATAGACTTTTCCTTACACTAATGCAAAAATCTATAATCATCGGATAGACTTAAAAACATACTCTTATGATTTTATCAAATTTTAGAATAAAAATCACCTATCAATTTATTATAAAAAATGATATAATTCTATAATATTTGTGATACCGAGGTCTATATCACAAATCGGTATCGTTATTTATATTTTTGTATCAATAGCGTAGCGGATAACGCATCAGACTCCGACTCTGAAGATGGTGGGTTCGAATCCCACTTGATACATTTTAAGGAGATTTATGTTAAAGTATGAAGTTTTAAAAATACTGCTTGCAAGTAGCAGTCATATATCCGGTCAAACTATATCAAACAGACTTGGAGTATCCAGAACAGCTGTATGGAAAGCTGTTAACGCACTGAAAAATGACGGCTACAATATTGAGTCGGTCAATAACAGGGGATATCTGCTTTTAGAAAATAAAGGTATTTTAAACCGGATAGAAATAGAACAATGCATGCACTCATACAAATATAAGACTCTCCCAAAGGTTATATACTTTAATCAGATAGATTCCACCAATACTTATGCCAAGAAAGCAGCCGACTCGATTACCTCGGATTTTCTTGTGGTGGCAAATACACAAACTCTCGGCAAGGGCAGGCTTGGCAGGAGTTGGACTTCACCCGGTACAACAAGTATTTCTATGAGCCTGTGTATCAGACCTGATCTGCCGCTTGAAAAAGCTTCTATGATTACTCTGGTAATGGCCGCCTCACTCTGTGATGCCATAGAGGAACTTTATTCTACAAAACCTCTTATAAAATGGCCGAATGATATAGTTGTCAATTCAAAGAAGATTTGCGGGATACTTACTGAAATGAGTTCCGATATGGACGGAATAAAGTATATTATTTCAGGTGTCGGGATAAATGTAAATAACGATGAGTTTCCGGCTGATATAGCAAATACGGCCTCCTCACTGCTTATTGAAACCGGTATAGTCATGGACAGAGCAAGACTGATTGCAAGCGTTATCTATCATTTTTATGAGAACTTTGATATTTTTCTACAAACCGAGGATATGACTTCTATCAAAGCAAAGTATGAAAGCCATTTGGCAAATGTCGGCAGAAAAGTCAGAATACTTGACCCGAAGGGCGAGTATAATGCAACTGCACTTGGAATTGATAAAACCGGAGCCTTACTTGTAAATGCTGACGGAAAAATAAAAAGAATTATCAGCGGTGAAGTAAGTGTCAGAGGTATTTACGGCTATATATAAATTTATCACCTTAACTTTAAAAATAATATACATGCAAAAAGCCTTGAAATAGATTTCAAGGCTTTTTAAGCTGCTGACGGGACTCGGACCCGTGAAAGCCATTTTTGAAAATCCTTATATATCACGCTTTTCTGTATAACGCTAGGAATTAAGCCATTCCTAGCGTTATTTTTTATCTCTAAAAAGAAGTAATTTTCTTGTTTTTCCGATAAAATTCTAAACTATGCAACACGAAATATCACACGAAAAAACTTTTTAAAATATTTAAAAAAGTGTTGACATTATACGCATTGCGTGCTATAATAAAGACAGTTAAGGAAAGCACTTAGCGAAATAACCAATTTAAAGGAGAAAAAGAAAATGAAGAAGTACAGTGTTGAAAATTTAGTTAGTGTAGAGATGGATGCGTTTAATAAATTGTTATTCTTGGATATGGATGACGGAAAGACCTATAAAGTAAATTGCTACCACATATCAGATGAAGACTTCGATGGTTTGTGCAATGAAGACTGCTACATTGATGATCCGAAAGTTTTCGAAAGAATTATGGCAGAAGCTGAGGAGAAAGAAGAGTAAAACCGGAACTAAAAAGCAAGCCCTCTTCGGAGGGTTTGCGGTATAAAAGGGATGATATGAAAAGAGATATGATAAAAGTTGGGGAAGTTAGAGGAAATTTAAAGATACTGGCCATAAGTCAGTACAAGCCTCGTAAGTATGAAGTTAAGTGCTTGCGGTGTGGCAAGGTCTTTATAGCTTATCCACAAGCGATCACTCAACACTCTGAGGGATGTTTTGAATGTAGAGAAAAGGATTTAAAAGAGTCTGTAATTGATAAGTATTCAAAATACAATGGAAAAATTTTTGGAAATCTGAAGATTTTAGGTTTTGACGGTGTAAGGAATAGGCTGCGGATGGCAAGGTGCCTTTGCCTCAATTGCGGCCGTGAAACCTCTGTCCCTTACACTAAACTGATGAGAGGTGTTGTAAAGATATGTTTCACATGCGCCAAAAAGAATTTAGACAAAGGGCACACTGAAATATCAGATTTGAGTAAGGGCGGTAGCAACCTTTTAGCTATCACACGTTCAACGCTTAATAAAAATAGCACGTCCGGTTTTACTGGCGTGTCATTAATGAAGAATGGAAAATATAGAGCCTACATTTATTTTCAGAGAAAACAATTTCATCTGGGTTCTTTTGACACAAAGGAAGATGCAGCTGCTGCATATCAGAATGCAAAAGACAAAATAAAGATAGACTTTATAGATTGGTACAAAGCGACTTATCCTGACTTATGGGATAAGTATAAAGACAGCATTAAAAAAAGGCAAGGGGATTAAACCTCTTGCCTTTTCTTCTACTCTGCTATGCCCACACCCTCAACATCTGTAGGCGCACTCTTGTACTCTTCTACAAGCTTACCGTTATCGTCCACCTTGTAGTATATGCCATTTGTCAGCACATATACATTCTTGGCCATCACTCCCGACTTGGTCAGATAGTAGTCAATCCCGTCAAGCTTTAGCCACTGCCCCGACAACATTGCGCCGTCGGCAGGGTTCATATAGTACCAGTCATCCTCGGATTTGAACCACCCTGTTATCATGTCGCCTGAGCCATCAAAGACATACCATCTTCCGTCAATCTCTCCCCATTTGCCTTTTATCGGTTCGCCCATTATTATGTACTGCCACTTGTCGGCAACTTTTACCCATCCGCTTCTTGATACCTCATTATGAGCCTTGCAGGCCATATATGCGCACCAACTAACGAACTGCTCGCACCAATAAGCAGGGTGGTCGCCTCCGCACTTCTCTTTATACCAAGCACCGTACTTAGTATAATTCCTGTCTCCCCTATTGGCGTGCTTGTCCTCAAGGTTTGAGTTGCTAGCCTTTTCTTCATAGCCTACCTCGTCAAGGGCTACCTTTACAAATCCCCCAGCTGTACAAGTATCCTCGAAAAAAAACGGACTACAAAAGCAATTAATTCTATTTGTTCCGCCCACTTCCGCAAGGGTAAAACTGTACTTTTTTCTTGCCACGCAACCGCCATTTCGGTCAAAACTTACCGAGCTTGTGTTTCCCTCTACTGTCTCAATATCGTATCGCTCACCGCTTTTGCTTACAGATGTTACTATACCGACATGCCCAACTCTCCCAAGCGAGGGGGTGTAAAAATACACTTTGTCGCCAAAATGTGGTGTTTTGCTTATTCTTCCTTTCTGTGCAAGTAAACTCTTTCCGGACGGTGTATACTGAGAGTAATTCCCACCAAGCATCTTTTTGCCTGCTAAAAATGCATTATCCATATTCTTCTCCTTTCTATCCAAGATTTTTTATAATTTCTTTTTCTCTATCACTAAACTCCCAATAAATTTTTCCTGCTTTTTCGATTTTCTTTCTTACTATTGTCCGCTTTGCTCCTTTTAATTCTGTAGCTTTTTTATCTGATATCAAAAAACCTGCTCCATATATCGACTTTTTAAAAGGTCTTTGCATATCTAAAATTCTTATAAAATGCACTTCATCTTTCTCAAATCTAAACTCAATATCCTGCTTTGCAAGCGCTTCTAAGCTACTTGATGTAATTATATTATCCGGATACTCATAAGACGGCAGTCCTTTCGGCTTGGATTTTTCCTGTGCTTTAGTTATCGCTTGCTTCAAACCATTTGCACTTCTTATCCTGCAAGTATCCAAATTCGTTATAAAGGCTGTATTAATTTTTGCTCCATTTTCGTATTCGACAGACGGTACTCCGTCAATTATATATGTCACATCTAAATTGACTGAAAATAAAGTTAATTGAGGTGCAAACAAAAAGAACTTTATGTTTTTTTCTATGTACCATTTGCAAATTTTTGAAAGTATCGAAAAAGGTGGATTATCTATCACCACACAACCTGCAGGATAGTCATAGCTTTCATAGTCACCGCCCGGGTAAAAAGGTCTTACTATCTCTTTACCCTCAAGACCGTATTCCTTTACTGCCCAATTTTTTACCGCCTCATATATCGCAGGCGGAGTGTAGCAGTCGTCTGTCGTCTTTTTGGGTTTGAATTTTTCTACAAATTCTTCGTATGTCTTACTTTTTGGCATTGCTTTTTGAATTTCCTTTCCAAATTCAAAAGAGGGCTTTGCAGCCCTCAAACTTCAATTATAAATTTTTTAGATCCTTATAATATGTATTTGAACTTATACCCAAAAGCACGCCCAAAAACGTATCTACAGCGGTAATTGTACCCACCACCTGCTCGCCATGTGGAAGATTCCATATACTTGCAAGTGCAAAGTAAAGTGTACCTGCTGCCGGCAGTAAAAACTGTGCTACCCACTTCAAAATATCATAAGTATTTTTGCTAAACTTCATTTTATTACTTCCTTTCTCTTGCTTCTCTGAATTTCTCTCTTATATACGCCGTCTCTTCATCAATATAGTGATTTTTAATATTGTGTTTTTCACAGTGGTCATAATATCTGCTCACCGTACACATTATTGTTTCAAATTGCTTTACTGAAAAGATATGGCCAAGTCTCAAATCTTCAGAGAAGTTTATAATCTGATTTCTCATATCGACTGCACGCTTATCATTTGTATCCTCTTCAAAGCGTGTCAATCTTTCATTAATTTCTTTTACTTCTTCCTTTGTTTGTGAGCTTTTTTCCGCTATCTCATTAAGCTTCTCTAAAGTCTCACGATTTAAGATGCTACCCATCCACTTCACTATGTGACTGAGTGGATGCAGAGGGATTTTCTTATTGAATTCTATAAGGATACTAAGCCCCCCGACTACCCAAGCCACAAGCGATATAATGTCCTTCACCTGAAGGGCTAAAAACCAATCTTTAAGTAAATTCAAAGCAAAATCCCCCTCTTTTTTACTTAGCTACATCATTGGCATTTGACGGAGTCGCAAGCGGCGCATCATCATCTGCAAGTTCAGGATGCCCCTTCTCTTTCAAGGACCTTTTTACACCCTTTTTAAAAAATAGAAGTATGTCCTTATATCTTGTCTCCCCGTTTATGACCGCTGTCGCAAACAGATCATAAATTGCTTTCATTTTTATCTCCTTTTCAAAAAATAATATTAAAAAAGGACTTCTAAATATTAGAAATCCTTAATTATCACTTTCCTCGGTAGCAATGTTATTAGGTGCTGTACTTGCTATCAGTGTTGCATTTGCAAGTATACCTGCCCTTAACTCTGCCGTCTCCTCTGAACGTTTATGGTTAATATCTTCAATCCTCTTATTTATCGCCTCAAGTTCCCCATGTATTTTGCTCATATCCCCCATAGGTGTCGCATGTGATATTGCAGCAGGTTCTCTGCCACTTATATCTATACTGTCAATGACATTGCCGTCCGGTACTTCAAAAGTACCGACCTTTATATTGTCAGTGTCTGTCTGTTCAGATATCACAGATACAAGCGTACCGTCAGGCTTATAAAATACTGTATATTTCATATATACTCCTCTCTTAATTTGCAAAATCTATCCTTGTGATTTGTACGGCTCCTGCAAAAATATCATTGTTTCTGTCCACATTGCAATAGGCACCAAAACTTAAGAAAATAAATTCATTTATATCACTTACATTTAACACAATTTGGCCTTCACGATCCGATATCGGATTAGCATACCCACGTCTAATCACGTCTATAGTATCTACAAGTATACCGCCGGTTTGTACTTGCCCCCGCACACTTGCATGGCTTATATGTGCCTCAAGTGTCGCATATGGTGAGCCTTGAATATTAGCTACAGTTCTGTAGTATACAACTATCCGACTAAAAGGCGTGACATTAATAGACTGTGACAGTACACAACCTATACGTCTACTCCTTAAAGAAGGTGTAGTTGTAGACATTTGTAAATTCATACCCCCATTGTATATGCCGCCATATCCAAAGCCATTTTCTATAAAGTAGGCAAAATATGTGTCATTATAATAAAATCCTTTTGCTGCCACTCCCGATACCAGCACACCATCGAAAGTGGCACCGTTAAAAACCGTTCTACCAGTTGAATAGTCAGGCATTGTACCAACTACACCATTTATGTTCACTCCGGCACGTACATTTTGCGGATATAAATTTGGACTTGGCAGGAACACCCAATCGGCTCCGGCAATAACATGACCATTTGCTATTTTACTAACGATTCCTCTACCTCTATTTGCTCCTGTATCATCATCCCATACAAATCCTTCGTTATTTATAGCCGAAATCACTTGCTTTGTATAACTGACCCAGTAAGGAATGTTGCCTTGAATGCCTAATATATTTATATCATTGAGCATCTTATCGGCTCTAATACCTAAAGTATTAGCCAAATCCCCATAATTCACTTCTACAATTGGCTGATATTGACCTGCTTGAGGATAGTATCCCGGTGGGAATCTTAGACCTATCTTTTTAGGAGTAGTCCATCCGATATTAACGATTTCGGTTGTCATATTTTCATTCGGTCTTGGAGTTATGGTGCCTTGGACACCTGCTATTCCATAACCTTGTAGCATTTTAGACCCGTCAATCCCAAAAAGATTTTTTAGTTGCTCATAGGTCACATACACAAAAGCTTCATGTATATGTCCTTGTCCATCATCCCAAGGATTTCTATGATACCACCCATTCTTAAACAAAACCCAAATTCTATTTGCCCAGTCTTCACGACCTTGCAAATAGCTTACAACTGCACCATCACCTCTGTCCGGTATCTGCCCTTTTTCATTAAGGGTTGTTATAGTATCGATTGTAAATTCCGGATGATAGTTAATGGCATTTTTTATTAGTTGCCTTGGAATCCGTATCCATGGATTCCAGCTCTGCGTTCTGTCTGCATTCCAATACCTTATATAAGCCGCTTCCAGGATACGGGTTACATAACTATCCTTGCCATGATCGTTATAGTACCAAAATTCCTCTATTGAATCGGCATCACTGGTGGTGGGGAAAGTGCCTTCCACCACCTCATCACCACTATCTGTAGTTATTGTTCTATATCCTCTCAATACCTGATTTTTTGTAGCAGTCACATCATCAGATGTGACTCCACCAACTCCGCCACTCATCAATATCGCATCAGCCATATCATCCCCCTTTTACTGCAAGTAATATGTCTTGCATCGGTCTTTTTCTAAAACATTTTACTATAATATATCCGTCAAATATTTCTATCTTATCTATACAGCTATATGACTTCCACGCGCCTTTTATTGCATTTGCATCAGTCACACCGTCAAGTATAGAGTGGCTTATCACAGGTGTATCACCTGCTTTTATTCCCGGAACGTCTATGCGTAAGGTATATGGTGCATTGCCCGTAAAACCATTTACCCTCATCCATACAATCTTTGTATTTTTAAAGTAGCTATGCACAAACTTAAGTCCACCTATAATAGCACTTAAAATGCTTTTTAAGCTTCTTCTTCCGCCTATCTGGTTGATATCTGTAATATCTACATTTTCCACCCATGCAGCAGGCAAATTCACATTTGCTATAGTTCCATCTGTAGCACTTACCTTACTATCTTCCAGCTCTTTTAATTTTGTATCTATGATATCCATAGAAGGATTTATAGCTTCTTCGATATTCGCAAAGTCTGATAATTGTGGCTTATTTAGTTTAAAATATTTTGTTTTTTGCACTTTTTATACCTCCTGCCATCTTTTATCACTATAAAAACTATTCCAAGTTCCTGTGGTCAGCTCCGACCATTGCATAGTCTTAAAACGCTCCCATCTGTTAAATAACGCATATACATTTACAAGCATATTTGCAGGCACCCTTTTTCTTATCAAGTCGGCTACTACTTCAATCATTGGTATGGATACAAGCTTTACACCACAATCAACCAGATATTTTGAGTTGTCCACTTTCAACTTGTAGTTGTCCACACCGCATACAACTTTTAATACTTCATCAAGCTTATTGAAAGTGTACGGTAAATCGGACACATGATAGCCCCTTATGCGGTTGACTCTATCCTCTAAGCTGTCGGTGGGATTTACTACTATATGCAGTAGCTCTTCCCAATAACTACACTCACTTTCATCCATAGTGGCCAGAATCCTGTTAAGTTCTTCTCTTTTTAGTGACTGCCACACAAGCCTTAAGTACTTGTCATAAATCTTTGTTATTTTTTCAAATTCATCTATCTCCGCTATATGAAGCGGTAGGTATTGGATTGTATCAACTTCTATCATTTTAAGCCTACCTCTCCAAGCTTCGGAATCTCGTCACTGTGCAAAGTCAGATTACCGCTACTTTTATTTAAAGCAGTATTATTTACATCAAGTACACCCTGTACATCAAGTATTACAGCTTCAAGCCTTGATATGTATATAATAACTTCAGTATGCTCATCACCGTCCTTCCAAGTTTTGGCTATATCCTTAAGATATTCCTTTATCTTCTCCTTTATCTTTTCTGATAAGTTACTACTTGAGTATCCGGCTGCGTATGTGATTTGAGTGTTTACATTTATAACTACTTCTTTTACTGATTCAATAGTAAGGTCGTGACCTATCGGCGCCCATCCGTATCCGCTACCTTTTGCAGGTACAGCTTCAGATCTGATTTGACCTATAAGATAGTCACTAACTGCTGTATAATCTGAAGATATAAGTACAGCTTTTACAGTGCCGGCACCTTTCCAAGTCGGATATATCTTTGCTCCACCTATGCCTTGTATAGTCGCAAATTTCTCTTTATATGCCGCAATATTTCCTGCAAAGCTTTGAGATGTGAAGCTTTCAAGGTATCTTTTATATAAAGACTCTTTACTCTCTTCATCATCACCTGCGACAAGTAACTCCGTCACCTTTGCACTTTCTAAGCCCTCCACATAGTCAATCGGTATAAGGTCGCCTCTTAAGCTGTTCGGACCTGCTCCCGTCTCTTCAACCATCATTTTATATTGATGTAAGCTGTCATTTATAACTTCTACAGCCCTGTAGTTATATCCTTTAAGGTTGTATCTGCTGCCGATTGGCACAGCTACATTGAACTCCGCTTTTACATAAGCATTAGTTGCCGCTTTTCTTATGATTGCACGGTCTAGTGCTATCGTCTCAAGATGCTCAATATCTGCCGTACCGGCATGACTTTGCTCTATGATGTAGTCAATTTGTATGTACAGCTTTTCCATCTCATAGGCTAAGGCGGATAAGGCATTATGTACAAGACTGCCTTCTACTTTTATGACTTCATCACCTATGTCATTTTTAGCATCTGCCAATATACTTTTATAAGTCTTATCTTCGTACACTCTCATCCACCTCCAAACTTCCAAATTTTGTCACTACTCTAAATTTTATATTCAAGGTGTCGGAATTTCTTACAACTTCAAAATCTTCTATACTTTCTATATATTCATTCATAAGTAAAGCATCAGATATTTCGCTCTCACAATCGGTATTTATATACTCATCACTAAGTACATTCCCGAAATACTGCTCTAAGGCCGTACCATAGTCACTTGAATATATGGCGTGCCTGAATCTCTCAGTATGCATACAAAGCCATACCCATACCTTTATAGCTTCAAGACCTTCTACTATCTTGCCCGTAAGCTGTCCTGTAGTGAAGTCTATGCCGTACTCATGCGGTACTCCTATGACCTTAGTTTCTTCGCTTTCTGCTATATCTATATTGCTAAGCTCTTCTAAAAAAGAGGGTAAAATACTCATAGTTTCACCATCTTTCCAAGTACAAGATAAAGGCTTGATGTGTAGTCGGTCGGGTCGCTTCCTTTTACCTTCATCACCGCCACTTTATCACCTGCTTTAAGTGGGCTTATATATGTACTTTTATCTATCAAATCACCGCCCTCAGGACACACACCTGCTACAGTGCTTGCAAGTTTTACAGTTAAAGACTCATCAAAAAGAAGATCTTCAGATGTAAGCGTAAGGTCGCCGATTTTACAAGAATTTTCGCTTACCATCTCTGCAAGCTGTATACCTGCTGAAGGGTCGCCCTCATCTCTTTCTAAAAAAGCATCAGTCCAGCTCATATCATCCACCTCCGTTCCTTGCCCTTGACTCTGCTACAGCTTTTCTTATAGCTGCAATCTTTTCCTGTCGCTTCTTTTCTCCTCTCTTCATGCCCTTCTTTTTACTCTTTTCTTTTGTAGCCTTTTTATCCTTTGATTGTGTGCTACTATCAGTCTGATTTTTTAAGTCTTTCTTTTCCTGTTTCTTTTCTTCATCAGAATTCTCTTTTCTCTTCTCTTCAGCCTCATCCTTTGCGCTCTTGGTATCCATCAAGCTTTCGAATCTAAGTTCTAATTCCATCTTGTATGTACCATTTTCAAATGTATGAGTATCTGAAGATATCCAGTACTTACCCGAAAGCCCTGTGGCTGTATCTTTTACCTCTACAAAATAGCAAGACAAGCAATTTATATCGCCCAAAGCCGATATTTTTATAGATTGAGAAGGCTTTATCTTCAAAAGGTTGTTCGCACCCGTTGTCGGATCCACTCCCTCTTCTTTTGAGTATATCTCTTGAAAAACTCCGAATTTCTTTAAGCTTTCATCATCTTTTACTTCTCCGATTTGCTTGCCCTTGTCATCAAATATTAAAATTTTATTTTTGATTTCATCCATACTTTCAGATATACTACTCGCAAAAATATTTGAATTTTCGGAAAGCGTAAAGCCTTTTACAGCCCACTCGGTCTTATAGACTCCAAGACCACGCTTGTATATCATTGCAAAGTACTTATCACCTGTGATGTGATGTGCTTTTGTATATGCAGCCATCACTATATCGTACATCTTCATCTTGTCGCATATCATACTTGAGATATTGACACCTGTAGGATGCAAGTGCCTTATCGGTACTTGTATATCTGCACATACTTGAGCCACTATCGCTTCAGCTGTTAGATTTTTGAAGTTATATTGACCTGTGCTTTCAAGCAGATGTTTCATCATGTCGTAAGCCGTAAAAGTTATCGTACCTGTTTGGCTTGATTTTTCTATGCCGAAAATTTGGCCAAAAAAGATTTCGCCTTCTTTCACATCCTCAAGTGATATATAGTCGCCTGTAGAGATAGACGGCAAATTTACAGTATTATCATAAGGCGCATTTATATAGTCAAAATCTACACTTCTTGCCGCCTCACTTGCCGAACCTTTCCACACTATCCTAGATACTGCATTCGTGATGTTATATATAACTCCCGTATCTTTTATAAGATTTATCTTCATAGACTACCTCACGGAATTACTAAGACTGTACCGTCTCTTATAAGATTTGGATTACTGCCTATAACACTTTTATTTTGTTCATATAAAGCGTGCCAATCTGAAGAACCTGTAAGCTTTCTTGCGATTGAACTTAAACAGTCGCCTCTTTTTACTGTATAAGTCTTCGGCTTTTCTCTTGTATCTTCTCTTTTTGTAGTATCCTTTGATGCCGTATCAGTGCTTACAGTCTGTGAAGCATCTCCACCTGTGGTACCTGACTCGGCTACCACACTTGACTGACTTATAGCTATCTTTCTATGCTCTTTTAAAGTTATAGAAAAGCTTACATCTCCTGTACCGTCATCTTCTCCCCACTCAAAAGAAGTTATTCTGCAAGGGAAGTTTATAGGTGTTCCCGTGATTATTATCTTAGTCGGACCGCCTGCCATTATTCTTTCTATCTGCTTTACGTACTGCATAGGATTTTTAATTCTCCTAAATTCACAGTATCCGGAGTTATACCGCTTTGGGAAAAAAGAAGAAAAGGAGACTGTTCTCAGTCCCCTCATTCCACCAAGATCTACTTCTCCCAAGGCATTTATATTTACAGTCTCTACTCCCCTACTTCCCTGTATCTTATATTCTGAAGGAAGTACCGGGAAGCGTATCGGACTGCTACCTTTAAGCCATATTTGCACTGAAACTCATACCTCCTCTATTACTCTTAGACGCTATAACTCTTCTTGCTACAGCATCGCCTATCTTTTCTATGTCTGCCTCTTCTCTTACAATGATTTGGTCTGCAAGCTTTGGAATATTGATATTAGTGCTACCGCCTGCCTTGCCCATTCTCACGCTTTCATCGTGCGGATATATCCTTGAGCCGTGTGGAAGGTCGATAATCTCTCCACCTTTTTCGCTTACCTGCACCAACCCACCCATCCAGTTAAGGTCACCTGTGGCCTTTGCAGGTACACTGGCAGCAGAGGACTTTCCACCACCTGTAACAAAACTTGCAAGACCCTTTGCACCGTCAATTACACCACCAATCGCACTTTTTAAAGTGTTGAGAGGTGCCATAATCATCTTTACTATACCTGTAAAGAAGTCTTTTATACCTTGCCAAGCCATCTTCCAGTCACCTGTGAAAACTCCTTTTATAAAGGTTATAAGGCCCTTAAAAGTTTGCATTACAGCTTTTACATAATCAATGATACCGTTTATCAATCCTGCAAACGCCGATATCGCAATACCTGCCGCCGCCGCTATGCCGTGGCCAAGTACGTCCATCACTACCGCACCAACTTTTTGAATTATTGGAATAAGAGGCGTTATCTTTGCTTTTATAGCTTCAAAATTCGCCTTTAACTTCTGCATTGTCGGAGATGTAGAGTTTAATGCCGCCTTGAAAGTATTAAAATGTGTGATTATTGCAATCACTACCACAGCAATACCCGCTATCGCCGCTATTACAATACCTGCCGGTGATGCTATTGCGGCTATTGCGGTTCTTAATATGCTTCCACCTGCCGAAAGTCCACGAAATCCCCTTGTAGCAATGCTCGCAAATCTTCCCAGTTTTGCGAAAGCACCGCCGACTTTTCCGATTATGCTTATCGTCTTACCGAAAAGTAAAATAGCGGGTCCGACAGCTGCCGCCATCATTGCCCATTTTGCAATCTGTTTTTGCTGTTCCGGACTCATATGATTAAATTTGTCCATCAACTCTGTAATTTTGCTTATAAAAGGTACTATCGCATCAGCTATGGCGGAGCCTGCACTGTACTTAAATACGTCAAAAGTTGACTTAAGTTGTTCCATAGCACCACCCGGACCGCTCATAAGTGCATCGGCCATCTCTTTTGATGCACCTGTCGCACCCTCTATGCTATCTTTATAACCTTGTAGTGCTTCCATTCCGGGACCTTTTATAAGCGTTAGCCACTTTCCAGCTTGATTCACTCCAAAGATTGACTGTGCGGCATTTATCTGTTCTAAGTCTGTTAAACCTTCAAAACCTTTTTGAAGTTCTCCAATAACTTCTGGCATTGACTTCATTTTTTCATTAGCATCATATATGTTTATTCCAAGATCTTTCATTACACCAGTAGCCTCTGCTTCGTGCTTTGAAAGTCTTTGTAATCCGCTAACAATTGCCGTTGCTCCGACTGATGCAGTTACACCCGCATCACCATATACTCCTGTTATTGTTGCCAAGTCTGAAAAGCTCCAACCTACAGTCTTAGCCATAGAGCCTGCAATGCTCATAGTATCAAATAAACCTTCGACATTAGTATTCGCCTGTGCTTGCGCTTTGGCCATCATATCGGCATAGTGTGTCGCTTCATTTGCATCCGCTCCGAAAGCTTTCAAAGTATTTCCAAGACCGCCTGTGACCATTGTAAGGTCTGAAGCCGTACCTGCTGCAAGGTTCATAGCGGGTGAAATCATATCCGCCGCCTGTGCCGCATTAAAGCCTTGTCTTGCAAAATTCAAAGACGCATCCGCCGCATCCTGCATGCCAAAGGTTGAGTTTGATGCTGCTGTCTTTATAGCGCCTTCCAGCATCTTTGCCTCTTCTGAAGTGCTTCCCATTGTCTTTCCTACAAGCTTCAAGGTCTTATCCACTTCACCAAAGCTTTTAAAAGAAGTAGCGCCAAGACCCACGATTGGAAGTGTTACACCTGTGGTGATTTTTGCTCCAAGGTCGCTTATGCCCTTGCCCATCTTTTCAACACTCTTCCATGCTCTTACACTTGCAGCAGTACCACTTGAAAGCGTACCCATAGCCTGCCTGAAACTGCTTGTAAAATTATCTAAGAATCTGAACTCAACATCTACTTGCCTTGCCATCAGTACGCCTCCTCTCTTTCTCTAGCTTCTTCTACTTCTTTTCTGATAAAGTGCTTTATAAGCAATTTGTCAGAAAAATGCGCATCAAAAAAGACTGACGGGCTCCAGTGATGATTTACAAATAAGTAAAACATCGCTTGGAAATCCGCATCAGTCTCTATCAGTTTTTTATGTCTTCGTATTCAATGCCTTTTTTGCCTTCTTTGTCATCTTCGTTAGTTCCAAAGCCTGACAAAGCACCGATTCTCTCTGAAATCTTTGTAAGCTCACCGCCCGGAAATAATATCTTTGCCAAGTCTTTCGGACTTGCCGCATTATAGTACTTTTGCAACTCTTTATCTTTGAGGTTCGGCTCTACACATCCCTTGACTACTATCATCGCATAAGCATCATAGATTTTACTTCCATCAATACTGCCATCCTTGCCAGATGCTCCAGATATAAGCTCAGTATACAAAGAACCTGACAAGGCCTTTACAGTGATTTCTACATCTTCACCCGCTATCCTTGATAGTGTTTTTGCCTTTATCTTTTCAGTAGGAACTTCCATAAGCTTATCTCTATCAAGCTTCATAAGCTTTTCCATTAAAGAATTATTCATTTTTCATCTCCTTTACGCGTTTATATTGTCTAAGTAACCCCAATCTTCAAAAGTGAAGCTGTAAGACTCTTCTGTATTTTTCTGAACTTCCCAATCCATCAAAATAGCCTTATCAAATTTACAATGATAAAAAACTACTCTTTCGGCTCCAAGGGCATCCGGGTCTGACAGCTTTGTAATAATCTTAAAATCAGGAGTCTGACCTCTCTTTATCTTGTCAGATATATGCTTTGAAATATTCGACCTAATATGGTGAAGCTTTATACTTCCCTTTCCTTCAAGCTTAGTCATCTTCTTGCCTGCTGTAAGGCTTCTGACCATGGAAATGTCGGAGTAAGATATACTTACTTCACCCTTGCAAGATACGACCTCGCCGATATACTCGTCATCAACCCAAAGCTCGCCCCATGTGCCGTTAATTACCTGATTTGATACAAATTGCTTCATGTGCTACCTCCTTACACCGTAATCTTAAGACTTACATCTTCTATAGCGTCCACCAAAGAAACTACAGCTTTAAGGAATACATGTGAACCTGTGTTCGCTCTCTTGATTTCCATATCACTACAGTCGTCAATATCCTTCTCGCTGCCGTCTTCAAGTATTACCTTCTTACCCTGTGCCTTTAGCCACTGCTTTTGCCCTTCAATGTCGATTTGACACTGACCGATATCAAGCAATTCGTCATTTACAAGTCCCATAAAATAAGCATTTATGGCGGTGATAAGTAAGCACTTGTTATCATAAGAATTTGAAAACTTACCGATATAACTGTCTTCTATGGTCTTTCGGATGTCGTCTTCCATCATGTCCATAGTCTCAACAAGCTTTATCTTTTTAAAGCTGTCACCCTTATCTGCCGATGTGGTAGTAAGTGAAGTCACCGCACGATTAAGCTTGACCTTTTCGCCATCCCACAATGCTATAAGCTTGCCTGCTCCGACCGCTTCATCCTGCTCAGGCTTTGTAAGTCTGCTTACATCCACAAAGTCCTGTAAAGGTGCATATGTACCCGATACAGTCAGGCCTGTACCTGCCAAAAGACCTGCGATTCTTGCACATCCCTGTTCAGGTGTTATCGCCTGCTCCTTTGTTCTGTACAAAGTAGAACACCAATTTATTACACCTTCGCTATCTGCCGTTATCTCCGGCAGTACCACTTTTACAAGATTATGCTCATCTCTTTGCTTCTTTACCCATGTCACGATATCCTGAACCTTATTATCAGTTTTTACGGTCGGTATGGCCATATATGTGAATTTTTCATTCTCAAAGTACTGCATCATATCCTTGTATGCCTTTGTCATATCTTCAGCGGTAGGCATAACATAGACAACTACATACTTAGGTGCGTGACTATATCCGATTAAAGCATCCTTAACAAATTGCTCATTTTCAGCACTTAAAACTCCGGTTGGAATGTCGCTAATACTCATAACCTTAAAAGTCTGTTGTCTTGTACCCTTTAAGACAAGGGCGACAATTCCACGCTCTCCCCTTGTCACCGCACTTGCACCCTGTTCGGTAAAAGTAATTGTGATGCTTGGTGATGTGAGTTTACTCATTTTTTATTCCTTTCTTTCTACTTTTAAAGATATATCCATCATCTTTTCGCCGTCGTGATATTCTGTACTCTCATACCACTCAAGACTAAAAGAAATCTGCGGTATATTACCATGGTCTTCTATGTACTCATGTGAGTAGTCACTTACTAAAAGCTTTCTGCTCCCTATGTCCAAAGTCATTCCTAAGACTTCAAATATATGTTCTATTACATTCAATGCTTCCACCTGTTTTATAGTTTTTTGCACGCACGTAATTTTTACAGAACATGATTTTTTGAGCATGTTTTTACTCTCACGACTAACTCCAAGCGGCACAACCTCAACAAAAAAATACGGCGGCACTGCATTATCTACAGTGTCATTTCCGTATCTTTTTATATCCGGATATTCTCTTTTTAATATCAAATTTACTTCTTTGATAATGTCGGCATATGTAACCATCAAAACCCCCTATCTGCTAAGGCCTTGTTTATAGCCTCCTGCATTTTTTCGGGATATTTGCTTTCGTACTCCGCTCTTGTCTTTTCTGCATAGTGCTTGCCCTCTACAAATCCACCTGTATCCACTCCGTGTATAAATTTTCTATGCCCGTTTTCTACAAGGTGAAAGTGCGGTGCTTTGTTTGTGACCTCAACGCTTGCAATCATCCCAAGGGAGTTGAAGCTCTTTTTTATCTGCCATCTTTTCAAGCTTGCCTTATTTGTTTTTCTCTCGCCTTCTTCGTCAACCACCGAAGCTCCTGAATAGCTTGACGGCATTTTGGCATTGCAGTCCTTTGTCCACTCTCTGGCTGTCTTTTCTACAGCCTTATTGAGTTCATCAGGTGCTTTGCTTATCAGACCTTGCATATCCGACATAAGCCCTTCAAGTCCTATAAAGCGTACAGATTCAGCCATCTGCACTCCTTTCCGTGTGGTCCATGTTTTCTGTACACATAAGCTCCAGATAGTAAGAAGCCTCTAAGGGATTCACAATATAATTTATAAGAAATTGCCTGCCCTGATACTCAATTACATCTTTTTCAGTTACATCCGTATTCCTGATTGTAATTTTGTACATAAGCTTACTGGTAGTCTTATAATGCTCTAACTGCTCATTGCCTCTCAGCGGTCTTATCTC